CACACTAACAATAATTGTAGCGGTATTACTGGTGAGGATAACTTAGCTCCATTAACTGAAGTTGGGTTTCAGATTGGGCATTTAGGCGTCTTTACTTCTGATGCTTTGAAAATAATTGGTGAAGAGATAGATAGGAGAAACGACAGTGAGGAACGACAGTGAGGATGATCGTGATCGTGATACTCCTAATGAGCCTGAGTCAGGCGCCCTCAAAGGCAGTGGCACAACGGCTACCTGATTTCATCGGCAGCGACACCGGTGGTTTTGGAGACAGTAACGGCCTGCCAGATTGGTATTCTATGCCTCATAAGACTAGAGAAGAATGGAAGGAACGAGAAGAAGCTAGAAAAAGTTGGTTCAGAGGTCAACGCATGACTGCTTCTATTGCTAAGTCTGAAGCTAGAAGGCAGCGGATTAAGATCTCTGCTGCTTATATCAATGGTACTAGAGGCATGAATAGGGCTAGCTTACAACGTGCTAGGTACGGTAGCTATGGTAATAATCGGCAGCAATCCAGCATACGTTTGTTTGTTCCTACACCTACAGGTGGAGTTTTCTATCGATGGTGATTAGTTTACACGGCTAGGAGGTCACAGAAGGCCACCGAAACGTCTCGACAATCGGGCTCCGGTACTAAGGTGCGATGTTAGCGAGTTAGTAGTGAAGACACCGGGTCAGGACGGGAAACCGAAGCAGCCCATCTTTGTTATTAACTGTGTTAGCGTGTTGGCCTCGTGGAAAGGTTAGATTGTCGAGACTGCCGTTTTGTTGTCCTTGATGTCGAAGGTACAAATAAACAGTAATAAGTGATAGGTGATATTACGTCTAAAGATCAGTGATACTAAGAGTGTTATCTTAGTTATTAATAAAGTCTTACTTCATATGAATACGATTCCACCCCCAAATATTATTGCTGTTTTTACTCTTTTACCGGAGAGTATCCGACCACTTAAAAGTGCTATTTGTGAGAGTCTACCTACAACTTTTGAGTCTACAGTTGAGATACATCCTATTGAGAATAGTGAAATGCTCCTAAAGAGTTTTCACTCTAGAGGAACTAAAACTTATCAGATAGTATATGATGATAATGTGTTTAGATTCATTTCTCCTGAGCAATTTCTAAATACTCACTATGGATGGATGAAAAAAGAAGTTCGTAGATTATACGACAAAGAGCCACTAATCCAGCAATTTTTTAGCGAGGAAGATGCGTTTCAAGAATGTTATTTCTATCTTGATCGTATCTTAAGTAAGTTTGTTAATCCAGACTTCCATAATTGCAATCTTCGTAGATTTGTAAGTAACAGACTACGACGATACTTTAGTAGAATAGTAGAGAAACAACTAGAGTTACGTCTAGCTGATTTAAAAGGTCAGGTTGATATACTGGAAAGCTAGTGATATATTATGGACAATGAAGACACCGGACATCTAGAAGTCTATAGGGTAGATAAACATAATCTAGTGCGAGCTAGTAATGCGATGAATTTTTCAGAGTCTTCATTACCTGGACGGATATTTAGATCAAAGGTAGAAGAAATTATTGTTGAAGATAAAACGTGTTTAGTTATTGTAAGGATATGGGGTTCATATCCTTATATTACTGATCCATGGAAAGAGTTTATTATTGAAGAAGTTGAGGTTTGATCTGATATGGACACAGCAGACACAGCAGAATTATTAAGAGAGTTGCGAAGTCGGACTTATGAATTAGCTGATAATTCATTTGATTCTGTTATATGCCTTGACGCATACGAGAAAATTAAAGAGCTATTAGCTAAAGTTGAAGAATTAGAAGAACACTACGCTGATGAAAGACAAGGCGATAGCTGATGGGGATAGATAAAGAAACTTTTGAGATTAAGCAGCATAATCGAGGAAGTTCTATAGGTGTATGTAAAGATGCACCTGTTAATTTTGTAGAAGTTATTGATACTAATGGTAAAGATATAGTTAGTGTCTCACAAGATAAGTCGCTTATAACAGTAAATCCACCACTAAGTACAACTTGTATTGAGATACATAAGCCTAGTGCATCTATCAATACTATTAAAATTTTTGATAGTACAGGGAAACATATACAAACTATTAGGAATCACTCATGAAAATTTTAGTGCTGTTGTTTCTATTTTCAGGTATTAACGGTGGTCAGCAGCTTTCAGTACATACTGAAGAAAAATTCACCTTTAAGGAGCATAGAGCAATAGTTCTATCTGCTGGAGTAGAAATTCCTGATGGTTTTAAATTAGCTCGTATTCAATGGAGAACACGTTCTATTGAAGTAGACTTGAGACCTCATACCACAAATAATAGACACGAGTGTTCTGTTTGGGCTAAACCAGGAACTTACGAAATAATGCTGGATGCTTGGTTAATTAATTGGGAAGCAAAAGAATTTGATACTGTAGAGAGAATATTTACTTTAACTGTTGAAGGTGCTAGACCACCACCTATTATACCTGATGATCCTGATGATCCTGACGATCCGCCAGATATAGACGATACTCCTACAAGTGGGAAAGTAACTTCGATCATTATTGCTGAAGCTTCTAAATTAAATGCTAGTGAAAGAGGTAAGCTTTTTGATCTTAGAACTTTTGTTGATGGTAAGCTGAATTATTCACATTTTGAGTTTCCTCCTGATGCTGAAAATGCAGATGGATCAGTTAATAAGACAGTTAAATCTTACGCTGATAAGGCAACCACGCTCCCTTTCGTTTTTTTCGTCCAGCTAGATGGTTCGGGTCACGCCGTCGTTAAATGGTCGGGCGAATTAAAAGAATTAAGTTCAAGTGATCTTATCTCTAAGCTTAAGGAGATACACGGTGCCACTACCAATTGATCGTAAGTTTGTTGACTTAGATTTAAGTGATGTACCTGATGGAGAAGGTACAGGTCTAATTGAAGAGACAGAGAGCCAGGTATTGATGGCTACTGGAGAGATGAAGAGTTTTGAAGAAGAATATCCTGCTTTAATGCTAACTAAAGATGAACGTAGAGAATTAGCTTTAAAGAATTGGGATAAACAACTCGATACTATTGAGAAGATATATAGTCAAGGTCAAACTTCAGCTTGTGTAGGTTTTGGTATAGCACAAGCTATGGAGATAACATATACAAGACGATTTGGTGAAGAGAATCATACTAGTCTTTCAGGTATGTTCATTTATCGGTATATTGGTAGAACTCTAATGAGTGGAGCCATGATTTCTGATGGAATGAAACGTGCGGCAAATATAGGTACATTACCTATGACGGGTAGTGAGAATGAAGATAAGTTTGATCTAACTTGGGACAGGCTTGCTTATAGAACTGATCCACCATCAGGTTGGGAAGATAAAATACAACATAGAGTTACTAAATGGGCAACTGCTAGGGGTGCAGATGAAATAGAATCCGCAATGGCTAATAATTTTTGTGGAATAGTAGGTAGATCAAGACATTGTGTTCCTTATGTTGGTTTAAAAGTAGAAGGTAGAGATGCATTCGTCCCATATGCTAATTCCTGGTCACCAAGTTGGGGTGACGATGGAATTGGTTATGATAGTCTAAGAGTCTATAGAAACTTAACACTTTATGTGATTTTAGAGGTAGCAGTACCTTCGTTTATGCCAATTCCTGAATTAAAACCGTAGGAGAATAGTTATGGAGTGGTTAATTATATTATTGCCTCTTATTAGTGATCTATTTGAGAAATGTCGAGATGACGATAATGTTTCTCGTGCTCAAGCAATAAAGGATAATCCTAATATTGCTAGAGGGAGATTACGTAAAGCATTACGTAGAAAAGGACATAAAAGGCATGAACTTCGTAAAATGTTAAATGAAGCTATGAGAGAACTTGAATCTGCTGATGTAGATGACGTTTCTGAATTTCTTGATGAACTGGAAGATAACTGGAGCTAACTAGTGTACACTAACTAATACAAGGTAATTTACAATGTATCCCAGTTATTAGTTAGGAGTTTTCAATGGCTAATTTAGCTTATGTTTCAATAGGTGTACGTACTGTACAAGCAACATCTGGTCAACTTACTACAGGTACTCTTGGGGAAGCTGCGAACAGAGGGCAACCTCTTTATAAGAGTTCTACAGATAATAAGTATTATCTAGCTGATGGTAATACTGTTGATCCAGCACCGGCAGCATTTGTTGCTTATGCTTTGGATACAGGTGTTGAGGATGATGTTATTGGTTTACAAACTGGTGGTATCATTTATCTTGGAGTTAATGCAACTCAAGGTATGGTATACTTTGTATCTGATGATGTTGGACAGACAGAATCAGGTGACACAGCTTTAGTTTCTGGTCTTAATCCAACAATTATAGGTTATGGAAATGTTGATAACAATATTGTTATTTCTATCCTAACTGTTGGTTTAGCTATTTACCCATGATATAATCTATGCCCCAAAACTTCTATAAAGACTGTCTAACTGAAGACCTACAGGAGAGTGTAGCTGCACAATTAAAACTTCTTACTTCAGAACAATTGAGTCTTAATGAAGAAGTAGCAGTACATAGAGAACGGTGCAAAGATTCAATAGGAAATTGGAGTAAAGCTAGAAGTATAGTTAAGAGTGCAGAAGTAAAGTTAAAAGAATCTCCTAACAATCAAGTTATGCAAGATCTTCTTACAGCCGCTAACGCTCACTTAAATATCGTAGGTGAACGTATGGCAGATACAATGAAGAGTCAAAAAGATTTTGTTATGTCCGCTGTCGTTGCAGATTCTAAGACAAGAGAGACTTTGACTCAGAACACGCTTATGTTACTAATGAATGCAGTAGTTTCTTTGGTTCATGAGTATTTTAATGAAGGAGATCAACAGTCTGTTACTATAATGGATAAGTTTGAGAATGAGTTGAGAAGTAGAGTAGTATTTCAAGAAGCCGATGATCAAGCACTTGCTGTAGAGTATGAATTTGGAGCTATGATAGAAACTGTGCCGCAGGCTCCAGGAGTTGCTTCGAGTACTGAGATATCTGGAGCAGTAGAGGCTGGATGAATAAATATAAGATAAAACTTATTAGATGGGAAGATTCTTTTGGTGTGAATTCTTCATGGGTAAAATTAAAAGATTTAAAATCAGTAGAGCCTTTGATTAATACTAGTATTGGGTTTGAAGTTTTTCGTGATGAAAAAGTTGTTGTTTTAGTTCCACATATGACAGGTGAGAATAATCATTGTAGAATTCAAGGATGTGGGGACATGACTATTCCTATTAGTGCGATAGTATCTGATATTGAATTAGAGATTTGATAATGACTTATGATCCAAAAACAACGATATGTAGAAATTCCCCCACGTTGGACTCCGCTCAAGTACCATGCTAAACAGGCGGCGGCTTTCCATTCTACGACAAAGTTTATTAACTTACCTTGTGGTCGTGGAAGTGGTAAAACAGAACTAGCTAGACGTAAGATAGTTCTATCTTTAATGCAAAGAAAACCTTGGAGAAAGCCAATCTATTTTTATGCACTTCCAACATATAATCAAGCTAAGAGGGTTGCGTGGAAAGAATTGATGGATCTTATTCCTAAATATTGGATAGATCCTAAGAACGGCGGTCATGCTAACATTATGGATATGCATATAAAAACTATATTTGGTAGTGAATTATATGTACTCGGAATGGATATGCCTCAACGGATTGAAGGTGCTCAATATGATGGTGGTGTAGTTGATGAAGCTTGTGATCAGAAACCCGGATCTTTTGATCTTTCAATAAAACCAGCTCTGACATGGCGTGATGGTTGGGTATGGAGGATAGGAGTACCTAAGAGAACAGGGATAGGATCAAGAGAGTTCAAACTAGCTTGTGACTTTGGTAATGATCCAGCTAATATTGATACAGAGACGTATTCATGGCCTTCATCGGATATTTTAGATCCAATCAAGCTTGAAGGTTATAAGAAGAGTATGGACCCAAAAGATTATAATGAGCAGTTTAATGCTTCATGGGAACAAGCTGGTGGTTTAATATTTTATACCTTTAAAGAACATATTCATATAAAAGACTCTATTTGTCAGTATCAACCACACCTACCTCTATATATCGGGATGGATTTTAATGTAGATCCTATGTGTTGGGTAGTTTGTCAAATAAGAGAAAATCATCCGATATGCCCTGGAGAGAAGTTACTTGTAGCATTAGATGAAGTGTTTATAAGGAATACGAATACTCCTGAATCTTTGAATATGTTATATAAGAAGTATGCTTTTCATAAGGAAAGAGTATATTTTTGTGGTGATGCGGCTTCACACCAACGTCGAACTTCAGCTTCTATAAGTGACTATCTTCATATAGTAAATTTTAAACCTGCTAATTGGACTGATAGAAAGGTTCTTATTCCTAATAAAAATCCGGGTCTTGCTGATAGATTCTCTGTTTGTAACTCAGTGATACAAAGTGCTGAAGGAACAGTGAGATTCTATGTACATTCAAAGTGTAAGAGACTAATTGATGATTTAAACTATAGAGCATATAAAGAAGGAACTTCAGATCCTAATGATCAAGATGATGCAGGGCATATGACTGATGCTCTAGGTTATCTTATGTACTCACAATTTCCAATGCGTGTAGGAAAACCAAAGTCACAGAGTATTGCTATGCAGGCGTTCTAGCTATAGTATAGTAGAGCATTAGTGTACACTGTAAATAGGAGTATTTACCGTGGCACAAAGTAATGATCCAGTTACAAGAGACATTCGAGACAAACGTAATGGACGAGCAAAAACTTCAGAAAAATCAGCACCACAAGTAGCAACGGCTTCTTTTGGTTTAACGCAACCCGAACTACATACAGTCTACCCTGCTGATTGGTTAAATAAAGTTCGGTTGATGCGTAAAGATCCGACTATTTCTTTAGTTCGGAATCTTATTGTAGGATCAATAGTTTCTTCTAAATGGTCGGTCGGACATACTGAGGATGCACCTGAAGGTGCGGTTCAGTTTGTTACTCGTAATATAACCAATATACGTAATTATTTAGTTACTCATTCTCTTACTGGTTGGCTAGATTTTGGTTGGCAAACTTTTGAGAAGATATGGGTTATTGATAATTCCGGTAAGACGGTAATAGATAAGGTTAAACCATTACTTCAAGATATTACTAGGATACTTGTAGATGTACATACTGGCGAGTATGTAGGAGTCTTACAAAATCCAGTTCATGGTAAGAAATTTGAGATTATAAGAGTTGGTGGCCATTTAGCTTTTGGACAAGGTTTCTTAAAAGCTAGAGAAACTATCCTTACTAATATCAATGTAGAGGGGACTTATTGGTATGGTAGAGCAATCATGGAAGATGCTATTATACCTTATGATGGATGGAAAACAGTTAATGATTCAGCAGATAGATATGATAGAAAGATAGCTGGATCACATTGGGTTATACATTATCCTCTTGGTAACACTAAAGTAGATGGGATAGAGACTGACAATTTTATTATTGCTCGGAATCTTATTAGAAACTTAGAAAGTTCAGGAGCTATTGCTGTTCCTCGTCAAATTGATGAAACAGTTGAGATGTTAAACCAAGATGCTCCTGATGCTTGGAAAATAGAACTTCTATCTGATCAGTCTAGTCAACAAGCAGCTTTTATTGATAGATTAAAGTACTATGATGCTCTTAAGGTTAGAGCTTTAGGTTTTCCTGAAAGAGCGATTCTTGAGGGTAAGTTTGGTACTAAATCTGAAGCTGAAGTTCATTCTGATTTAGCAATAGTAATATTAGATTATCGTCATGCTAGATTAACTGAACAGATTAGTTATCAGTTAGTTAATGATCTACTTAGATATAATTATGGCAGAGAAGCTATAGGTACGGTATTTTTGAAGGCTGCACCTATAGCTGATGACTTAAAAATATTTCTGCGTCAAGTCTTTCAAACTCTTATGCAGCATGATCCTGAAACTGCACTTAAGAAGATAAATGCTGATGAAGTTAAAGAACAGTTAGGCTTGCCGATGAATGACGGTGAAGATGATGATAGCGAGTTTGATTTTCCTGAAGTACCAGTAGGATCAGTAGGATCAGTAGGATCAGTAGGATCAGTAGGATCAGTAGGATCAGGAACAGGACTTAATCCCGTTCAGGGTGAGAAAACTAAGTTATAATAGGAAATAAATTATGACAATACAGTCAGATCCGGGTCAAGGTGCTTTTGCTATTACACCAAGTGATAGTACTAATTTTACAGTTAATGCTCGTGGTATTTATGTAGGCGTGGTAGGTGATATTACACTTGTAACCGAGAAAGGTGAAACTGTAACATTTACAAGTGCGGTCGCAGGAACAATAATTCCTGTTAGATGTAGTAGAGTTAATTCTACTGGCACTGCTGCAACTAATTTAGTTGGAATCTATTAAATTTTAATCTTTACAACTGCAATGTTACTGCTAGGGCTTTATTGATGACAGGCATCGGCATTGGTTTGAATCTTGGAATGGGTTTGAATCTTGGAATGGGTTATATTGGTGAGTTATCTCTTACGGGTACGACTCGCTGGATGCGCGCAGACACTAAGGTCGGCACGCAAGGCGCTCGGCTTTTGCTTGCATCAGACGCGAGCCACTTCGAGATTGCCAGCCATGCCGATCTGCAAGCGGGCGACATAGACTTTACGTTTGCTGGGTGGGTTAAGTTAAGCTCGTCGATCGGTGGAGTTGTTCTGGCGAAATACGACACGGGCGATTTCGAGTATGAACTGAGATACGAAGAGACGGGCATCCCGCCCTGGCTGTCCATAAAATGGAACTGGCGAGTGATGGACGGAGTGACGACAACGGTCGGGACGATTGATTCCGGCGTCACGCCTGCCGTTGGACGTTGGTACTTTCTTGTCTTCGGACACGACAGCACAACAAACAAAGTATTCATCAGCATTGACGACGCAACTGACGACGACGCATCGACAACTGGGACGCCAGGTACGACGAGCAGCGACTTTACGGTTGGAATCGATGCGACTCTGACGGCGGGTCAGTATTTGAATGCTGCCGTCTCGCGCATTGCCTACTGGAAACGAACGCTGACAGCAGCAGAGAAAACTTGGCTTTACAACTCAGGCAGCGGCAAGTTCTACGGCTCGCTTGGTCAAGTTGGTGATGACGGTTCGGATCTGCTGACGGATCTGAAAGTGTATTATCAGTGTAACGAGACAGACCCCGCGCTTGGCTTGCTTGATGCACACACGGGCGGTCACGACTTAACGCGCGTCGGGTCGAACATAGCGACATCTGGAGGACCAACAACGCAACAGGCGATTGACTCTGCGGGATCGAACGACGGCACGCTGGTCAGCACCAACGCACTTGGGATGTGGTCGAGTGACGTTCCGAGTGGCGCAACTGGAAACAGCTTGAAGTTCAACGGGGTGGCTGATTATGTAGATGCCGGCAGTTCTGCCTTTACACTTACATCGCAGGGTAGTGTCTCTCTCTGGTTCAAAGCTAATGCCGTGGCCTCTGCACAGCATTTGTTCGTCTCGCGTGACGAAGCGGACACGACGGACGCATGGGCGCCTTTGCGCATAGATAGTACGGGGGTGATTTCCCTATTCGTTCGCAAAACGGCGGGTGTAACAAACGAAATGGAGGGTTCGACAACCCTGATCGCTGATACTTGGTATCACGCAGTCGGTGTTTCGGACGGTGCAAGTTACAAACTGTACCTCAACGGGGTTGAAGAAACGCTGAATGTTGCAAGCGGAGCAGACGACGGCAAGTGGTCCGACTATCCAACAGGGCTGGACAATGTCACGCTTGGCGCATCGTTTTCCACTGGGGTCACATCATCTAGGTTTGGCGGTTTGATTGACGAGATCATTCTTTACGATGATGCACTGACTGCCGATGAAGTAACCTTTCTTTTTGAAGACCACACAGGCACTCCGAGCGTTCCTGGCGACGATCCAGGAACCGCAAACCGCATTGGGTACTGGAATCTCGACGACGGCCCGCAAAGCACGACGCCAACTGATGGTGATGCGGTTGTAACGTGGCAACCGAAAGTAGGCTCTGGCCAGTATAAGCAGACGACGCCCGGCAACACGCCGACATGGACAGAATCGGTTACGGAGGGTGAACCGGGTGTGACGTACAACGGCACAACCAACTACATGATAACTGATACGATCTTGACCAACGCGGCTGACGCGGAAATCGTGTTCGACTTCAAGACAGGTTCGACGGCGTTCGCAGCCGATCAAGTGTTCGGAGCCTCTAGCGATGAAGCGGGAACGTCTAATTTCCTTTGCTTTGGGATCGATTCGGCGGGAAAGGTCTACGTGGAGGCGGTCGATAGTGGCACTGTGCATCGCGTAACGGGCGATACCGTGTTGACTGTCTCTACGGTCTATACGATCCGCATTGTGACCACAGGATCGGCGTGGTTGATCTGGGTAAATGATGTGGCTCAATCGCTGACGGTCACGACGGGTAGCAATAGCGGAAAGTGGTTCGGAGACATAAGCGGCAGAGACAATCACACACTTGGCGCGTTGGTGCATACGTCAACGGTTGACTACTTCGAGGGTACGATTATGGACGTTGCCACGTATCCAGATGAACTGGATGCGGCTGGCCGTACGAGCGATTCCGCCTACCATGCAGACAGGTACGCAACATGACACGGCGAGCACGTATAACTCAAATTGTCTCTGCTGCTGCACCACAGCGACTTGCAACCGAAACCAAGCTGCAAGCGTTGCTGGGATTTCGCGCAGGCCCGGAACCGCAAGTATTTACGATACCGCTGGCTGCAAATTCAAACGCACCGATTACTCATTGGGCTTGTGACACTCGACACTTTGACGCTGAGACGGTTGCGATTTTCGAGCGAGAAGTTTCGGGACCACGATTTGATTCACTTCAAGACCTTTTAGACGGTACGGGATTACAACGAAGGACAGAATAAAAACGTAGGATTATTAGGATGAGCTTAGTTTCAGTTACAAGCTACTTAGGTGACTTTGCAGAAGATGCAACAGTTGAAATACCATTTACAACTGAGAACAGTAGTGGTGCGGCTTTTGCTCCTTCGACGACATTTGAATCAGACGATGTTAAAATTTATAAAAATGGTTCAGCAACTCAAAAGACTGCAACGGATGGATTGACTTTAGTAAGTCCGTTTGATTCTATCACTGGTTTACATCATCTTACAATAGATACGTCGAATGATACTAATGACACAGGATTTTGGGTAGCGGGTGCGGATTACACAGTCATTCTTGATCCAAGTGATGAAACAATAGACGGTCAAATAGTTGTCTATGTTCTGGCTACATTTAGCATTGAAAATAGATTTGTAAATTCTGGAACTGGTGCTAGAACAATAACTGTAACTGTAGATGATGGAACTGATCCATTAGAGAATGCAACTGTTAGGTTAACTGAAGGTGCAAATACATTTTTAGGAACTACAAATGTAAGTGGAGTGATTGTATTTAATGTTGATGACGCTACTTATGATGTAGCAATTACTAAAGATGGTTATACTTTTGCTGGGACTACTGTAATAGTTACTGCTATTGCTTCTATTACTTATAGTATGACACTATTAGTAATTACTCCACCTGCTGATCCTAGTTTGTCTACAGTGACAGTTAAATGTGTAGATGAATTAGGTATTATAGAAGAAGGAGTAATTGTTAAAGCTGAGTTAATTGAGATACCACTTAATAGTACAGGGATAGCTTTTGATAAAGCAAAACAATCAGCTACTTCAAACGCTAGTGGTATAGCTACTTTAACTCTTGTTAGACTTGCTACTTATCATATAATTCGTGGTACTACTAAGCCTACAGTTCTTAAAGTTACTATAGCTGATACATCTACTTCAACAATAACTAGTTTTATAGGAGCACCATGAGTGATTCTCTTCACGGTTATTGGATGTTGATTCGTATATGGGGAGGATTAGGTCTACTCTATATAGTTCTTTGGTTTACAGCTTCAGATTTTAATGTAACTGAGCATATAACGGTGGCAATAGTTGCAGTATGTATGTTAGTTTATGAGTTTACTCAGAGAGCAATAATCCTTTACTTGAGAGGGCAGAGAAAATGATGCCAGCACAAGCAGAGGTCGTTGAAGTAACAGGGCTTATCGACATGTTTGCGAAGTACGGGGCAACTACAGTGATGTTAGTGCTTTTTGTTTTAGCTACTTGGTGGATAGGGAAGAGATTACTTAATGAGAAGAATGGATTATTAACTAAGTATGTTGAAAGTACTAACGATCTACAGAAATCTTTATCTGAATCTGTTGAGAAACAAAAAGAAACAGGTACTCGTGTAGCTGCATTACTTGAGACTTCAGAAAAAAGAACAGAAGAGATGGGAGCTGTTGTTCAACGAATAGAAGCAATGCACTATGATCCTAACAGTAGATTTTCTACTGTTACGTTAGGTAGATGTTTTCTTGAATCTTTAGATGTAGTAGAAAGTATGTCTAAGAAATTAGATGAGGCGTTACCTTCTGATATAGCATTAGCTGAGATTATAAGACCTTCTATAATACTTATGAGAAGAGATTTAGAGACTCATTTAATTGCTGCTGAACAACTTAGTAAAGAAGGTTAAGTTATGGTTTACTCAGTACAATCAGACACAGAAGATATATTCGGTCCAGATAATGTATCTAAGTGGGCTGATTTAAATAATAATAAAGTAGCAACTGAAATATCTGCTCGTATTACTTGGGCGATATTAGAAGCTAAAGAACAAATTGATGCAAGACTTTATGGATGTAAATACTCAGTACCTTTTATCCTTGTAGAATCTGTATATGATCCTATTATTGTTACATTATCAGCAAGGCTCACGGGAGTTTTATTATATGATAATAGGAGATTGATAGATATTCAAGATATAGACGAAGTTATGAACTATCGTAAAATGGTTGAACAGACTATAGTAAAAATTCATGGCGGTTTGGTCAAGCTGTTAGTGTACACTGAATTAGCGAAAAATTTTCCACAAGCTATAGACGCAGAAGCTTAATTAGTGTACACTGTATATTAGGAGAGGGTTGCTATGACAGTTGAGACAATAGAATATAGTCTTATTGAAGCACCAAAAGATTGTGATGTGATATCACTATCTGATGACAGTAATCTTCTCTTTGAAAAAGAACATGCTTATGTTGGTAAGTTTAGGATGAAAACTCCTAAAGGACCAGTTGATTTTGAGCTAACGGATCACGCAATTGAGGTTATTGCTTCTGAAAGTCAACGATACATTGATAATGGAAATCCATGTAATTTACCGACTAAGCATACTGATGACACAGAAGCTAATCGTGGTCTTAACCTTAAATGGTTCACGAAAGAAGATAGTAAAGGGAGATTAGGTCTATTTTCTCGTGTAGAGTTTCGGGATAAAGAAGCCGCTAAATTAGCCAGGACTGCACAAACTAGTATTTACATCCCACCTGCATCCGAAGACGGTATAAAGAATAAATACGTTCGTGCTATTAAACACGTAGCTCTAACAGGTTCCCCTACTATCCCTGGTTTAGACGGGTTCACACCAATTGCAGCCAGTTTGGTTATTGAGACTGAGACTAACAAAAAGGAAATTATTATGCCGATTAAAGAACTGGCCGCAAGTATCGGTCTACAACTTAGTGATGAAATTTTGTCTGATGAGACAAAAGCTTATGAAGCTATTACAGAATCTTTTAAAGATCTTAAAGAAGATTCAGGTAAGCAAGTTAAAAATATAACTCTTGAACTCTCTGAGTACAAGAAGCTTCATCCGCCAATTCAAGATCCTGTTAAGATTTCAAAATCACAAGTTAAGATGCTTAAAGAGAATAGAGAACTTAAGCTTTCTAATCTTGTTGAGAAAGGTAACATTCTTACTTGTGTCAAGAATGTACTTGAGAAAATCTTTTGTGGTGAAGCTACTTTGACTCTTTCTCTAGCAGAAGATGTTGAAGACAATTTTGATGGAGTTGTTGATGCTTTAAGAGACAATGATCCTATCAAACTTTCTGAAGCAACTGGACCGCAAGGTGGTGATGTTGGAACTCTCTTAGATAAAGAGACTAATCCGGTTATTGCTAACGCGATGAAACAAAAAGAGAAGATAGAAGCTAAAATGGTTGCTGCTCGCTAAGTTAAAAGTAGCATAACATTAGTATAACATTAACCTCGTAGTACAGTCTTAAGATAAGGAATTTCAAACATGGCGTCTAATACTAGAAGACTTGCTGTTAGCGAGTTTGCTTTCTACGAGGTTGATCAGCGTTACACTCGTGAAAGTGGAACTTTAGAGAATGATGCTACCGTAGCTGGAACTTCTCCATCCATCGCGGCTACTCAAGAACTAATTGGTCAACCTCTACGTCTTGTTAGTGCTCAATGGCAGTTTGCTTCAACAGCAGATGTTACTGCCGGTAATGTTGATGGTTTTGTTGTTGATTCTAAACAACTCCCGGCTGCAATGGCAGCGGCAGCGATTACTGTTCTACCATACGCTATTCTTGCTCGTGGTCCTGCTCTTATTAATGAAGGTAGGATTCCTGCGTTAGACGTTTATGGTGATGCGATTACTTCTTCAGAATACGTAACTGCCGCTGAAGCATTGAATATCCAGACTAAGATTCTGCCGACTGTGACTTCAACTCAGACTACTTAGTAAACTTAATTACCTAAGCTGTCAACCTAAATTTGTAATGGAGAAACTCAGATGACGATTCTTGACACTTTTAATAGTGACAGTTTTGGTGTTATCTCACTAACTACTGCACTTGACTTAATTCCTTATCAGCCTAACTGGTTAGGAAATCTTGGTATTTTTCAACGAAAGGGTATTACTACTACCGTAGCGGTTATTGAAAGTCGTGAAGGTAGGTTGTCAATTGTTCCTAGATCTGCAAGAGGAACGGTTACAGAAACCGAAAATAGACCTAATAGGATTACTCGGAACTTTACAGTTCCCCATCTTGCTTTAACCGATGGTATCCTTGCTGATGACGTTCAAAATATTCGTGCGTTTGGATCTGAGAGTATTGTTGAAACATTAGCTCAAAAAGTTAATGATGTTGCAGTTTCTCTACGTAATGACATTGAAGCTACAAAAGAGTTTCATCGTCATAAAGCACTTGAAGGAGTTACTACAGATCCAGATGGTACTGTAATCTTTAACTTCTTTACTGAGTTTGGTACTTCTCAACAAACTCAAGATTTTGTATTTACTACTGCTACAACAGATATTAAACAAGTAATTATAGATGGAGTTATCCGCAATATGCACGCTGCATTAGGCGGGACTATGTTTAGTGGGATCATTGGACTTTGTGGTGATGCTTGGTTTGATAATCTTATTACCCATGCCACTGTTGAATCGGCTTATGCTCGTTGGATGGATGGGCGTTTGCTCCGTACTTCTCAAATTGGTGGTGCAGGTTATTTTGTTGGACCTGATGGCCAAGAAGGGTTCACTTATGCGGGAGTTACTTTCTTTAACTCTCGTGCTGCTCTTGGTGGAACTTCATGGATTACAGGAGCTGAATGTCGTTTCTTCCCGGTAGGTGTTCCTCAACTCTTCCAAGAGATTGATGCACCTGCCGATTATATTGAAACAGTTAATACTGAAGGAATGGATTTCTACGTTAAACAAGAAAGAATGAAGTTTGACAAAGGTATTGATATTGAAGTTCAATCTAACCCGCTGATTATTCCTACTCGTCCTCGTGCTCTTATCCGAGGAACGCAATCTTAACTTATGGCACCGTCCGGGCGTAGTGCAGTTTCGGGATTAATTGCACTACGCCTTTCTTTTAGGGCTTAGCTATGCCAGCAGAACTACCTGTTAAGTCTACAGTAGACATTAAAATGCCGGGATTAGTAGCCTTGCAAAAAGTAACTTCTTCTACAGCACAAAGAACTGAGTTACTTAACAGGTGGGCTAAAGATTACTTCATCTCTATTCATGCTAGGCATAACACATTATCTACAGGTGGTGGAACAGACTCAGGTCAGCGATGGAAACCTTTAGCTGATGCTACAATTGAGTATAGAAAAAGAAGAGTTAAGTATGGTGGACCTAAACCAAAAGGAGGTATCCTTGCTGATACCCTACAACTATTAGGTGCTACCTTAAGTGGTGGTGGACCCGGACAAGTAAAAGTAATTGACGTAGAATCTTTTAGTGCTGAAGTAGGTATTGGTGGCAATGCAACTTATGAACCTCCTACTAAAAGAAGAACATCTAGAACCATAGGGAATATAGCGGCTATACACGCAGCAGGTAAAGAAATACCCGTTCGTCGTATAGTTGTTGAACCTAATAAAAGAACTTTAGAGAAGATGGAAACAGCAGCTACTGTTTGGATATTAAAGAGGTTCAAAGAAGCTCAAAGTAAGATAAAATAATGGCTGCTGAACTCGATCCATTTTCGCTAGTGTACAACGAGCTTTGGTCAATGATGGAAGAAGATCAGAGATTTGAAGTAAAGGCTGGAAATAAACTTAAGTTTAATGAGAATGATAGAAACCCAGGTAAGACGAACTTAAGTTCTGCTGACTATCCAGAAGTTGCATTGATGGCAGAAAATATAAGTGGTAACTTATGCAACACTTCTTCAACCTCAATGATTAGACGAAATTTCTCTTGGGTTGTATCATCAGGAGACTACCGCTATACAGAAATCTTCCCACTAGAATGGTCGATCTTTACAGGGATGCTGGCATGGCGGTACAGACTAACTGCATTAAGATGGGAAGGGCAGCAATTTGTTATTAATTGCAACCTTAATGACTCTAATTTCAATCAAATAGATGCCATGAGACGAAGAGGCGTAGAAGGCTGGATTGCTGTGTGGTCGATCTATGTTGAGATGCATTTTGCAACTTCTACAATTGTTGGTTCACACCTAGAAACTTAAAATGATAAAAACTCCTGATAGGTTAAAAGAAGTATTACCTACTCTTAGAATTGGGTTAATGAGATTCCTACAAAAAGTAATTGTTTAGAGTGGACAGGCAAAACTCAGGTGAGAAGGTATCTAAATGGTGAGACTAAGCCTCATGTTTTAGCTGCCTTCAAAACTCCGAAGACATCTTAAAGGAGCGCAGTAGCCATTGGAGTTTTTAGCGGAAAATACGGTGTACTTGGTTCGCACGACACGGTAAGAAATTGGGTATTGTCAGAAGTTACAACACCTGCTGAATATCGGGCTTCAAACACGCTTGGCGGTACTGGTAGAGCTGAAGGTGTGTACGATTACACGGGCTCCGCCGAAGGATTCGGTGGAGTGCCCCCAGTTATGCCGTCAGAATACTTCGACTTCCTTGGATTTACAGCACCGGCCACAGGAGCTAGAGGAACTGCGGGTGTTACCAAAGCAGCTTTTAATGCTATTTGTGAAGAAGTAACTATTAACTGGAATTGGGCCACAGGTGAACTTCTTAATTGGGCTATGTCTTTTGCTGCTGGTGAACCTCTTATTATAGTAGAAGGTTCTGGGTCAACAGTAGATGCTGTTTTACCCGTACCAAAAATTATATGTGGAACTAAAGTTACTTTAACTGTGTCTGATACCGTTTGGCCTAATATTGTTTCAGCATCTTTAACCATTAGAGCAGCTAATCCTTCTTATGTTAATTCTTCGACTAGTGGTAGAACTGGAAGACGAGCAGGTATTATTGACTTTACTTGTTCAGTAACAGAAGAAGCTAATCGAACGGATGTCGCACTTACAACAGCAGCTTGTTTAACTACCCAAGTAGGCTCAGATAATATTCTAAAATTATGGATAGATGCAACTACTTATTGGACTCTTTATTGGGCTCACCTTGTTGATGTATCTGATTTAAGAGTAGATATGGATACAGGAGCTATTATCGGACAGACAAATAATTTCTCTATGACTGGCTTTAATATAGCTACCGGTGCTAGTGGTCGTATTGGTAGGCCGGGTGAAGATGGTGGATCTAATCCTTGGTGGTGGCCTTCTGAGATTAATCTTGATACTAATCCTTTCTAGGATAACTACTTAGTAACTTAACCCTAAACTTAACTAGAGGGTAACATGGAAAGCCATCTACTTACTAATGCTGAGTATCCTTTAACCTTAAATATTAAGGGGGAGGATAAAGAATTTCTCGCTGTACCATTTTCTGATCAAGATTATGATGCTCTTGATCTTTGGATACAGTCTCAAGTTATCTCTATAATGAGAAATTCTTTACGCTTTGGTCTTCAAGAAGCTGAAGAATCTGAGGATAAAGAACAGATTGCTTTAGCACAAGTTCTATATGAAGATGAAATGCAGATAGCAACAAGAGCTGCAATTGGAGTCTCTATCTATGAATCTACTGGATCTAGTATCCTTAATACTCCAAAAGGATGTGCAAGAATATTATGGATGATGTGCCGTGAGAAACAAAAAGACTTAAAGTTTATAGAGTGTATTACTTATTGCCGTAATCAAGAGAATCAAAATGAAATAATGAGAGGTTTTGCAAAGCTTAATCCTAATGAATCTGAGACTAAAGACAAGGATGTTAAGGTAGAGGTTAAAGATGAATCAAAAAACGAGTGAGGGGTAGTAAGTTTACAAAAGCTAATCGTTATCAATGGTTAGCTGAGAAGTACAATTTTACCCCCGAACAAATAGCTTCTATGTCACCTGCTATACAATTAGTATTATGTGGTGTGATAGATAATACTAAAACTTTTCCAGATATGAAAGCTTATCAAGAATGGATGATGAGTAAGTAATCATGGCTGATATACTTCTAAAATTAAAATTTGATACTAGTAAAGGTAGAAAGGAGATTCAAAAACTCTCTACCGATGCTAGAGCCGCATTAACAAAAGCATTTCAATTCTATCCTAAGACAATTGATCTTTCTAGAGCTTTAGGAATTAAGCAAGCTGTAACAGATACATCTCGGCTACGTGCTGAGATGGTTAAATTAAGTCAAGTTATGTTTGGTGGTCCTGGAGGAAAAGTACCTGCTCGTGGTTTAAGTTTTAAACAGAGGGAGTTAACTCAATTTTCTAATTTAGGTGGAACTGCTGCTGGAAAAGCTTTAGCTGGTTTTGGTGGATCTACAAGAGGACGATCTGGACTTATAAGAAATAAACTTGGTCAATTTCAATCGGTAGCAGGTGGAGGTGCTTTACCTACTAAAGATGTAATTGCATTTCAAGTACAAGAACTTGCAATTCGTAAGATGCAGACACGAGAATCTGCTCGTGCTGCTACTAATATAGCTAAAGCAGAAGCAGAAAGAGTTAAAGCTATACAAGCTGAGACTAAAGCAATTTTACAGAGGATAGCTCAGTTTGCTAAAAAAAGAGATGAATTTTCTAGAAGACAACAACTAAAACAGCAAGGTGTATTAGGACCAAAACAAGATGATCAAAGAACAAATGCTAACATAGTAAGAGGACAAGAAGCTTTAAGACAACGTCAAATAAATGAACATAAATCTAAATTAGAACAGATAAGAGGTAGTAGAGCTAAACAACGTCAAATAGATGAACATGAATCTAGATTAGAAAATATAAGAAGTCGGGCTCAACAACAAAGAACAGAAGCAAATAAGAGGAAAGGTCAAGAAGCTTTAAGACAACATCAGCGTCAGCCAGGGCTCTTTGGTAGATTATTCGGTGGTGGGGGTGCAGGTGCAGCAGCAGTTAGTGGTGGTAGGGGTGGTGGTACTACTACAGCTACAGGGGGTAGAATATCTCCACAACAAGCTCTAGGCATTACAAATACAGCAACAGCATTGTTAGCTGCGTCTTCAGTAGTGGCACCTATAGCTCCACAATTAGGGGCTACTTTAATGGGTGCAGGTTTCTCTGCATTTTCTTTAGGGGCTCCTGTAGCTGTATTAGCTTTATTAGCTAGTGCATTAGCTGGATTTATAAAAGTATTAAAGTCAGGAGTATCTGCTGCTAAAGAAGCTAATTTAGAAACAGTAGCTTGGTCTAGATCAACAATTAAATTTAAACTTGAGGTTCAAGGGTTCTTAAAAACAATTGGGGTTAAGACTCAACAAGCTTTTACACCCGTAGTTGATAAATTAACTAAAGTATTTAAGGTTATGGAGAGTTTACCTTGGGATGATATGATAGATCATATAGCAAATACAGCTAGCTCTTTTATTGATTTAGGTAGACCATTAGCAGAGAGCGCAGGAGCAGTAAGTAAATTAATTGCGAGTTTTAAAAAAAGTGTAAATGAGTCTTATGCTGCGGAAGCATTCCAAGGATTTCAAGATAGAAGAGGGTTAGAAGGGACTCAAAGGGTTACTTTTTATGATTTTATTAGGAATCTTACACGATCGATAGAAAAAATGAGGGCCCCTGATCAAACCGCTGGGAATAGGAACTTTATCTTTACCCCTAAGTTTGATATGAAATCTGTTGAGGATATAGGTAATACTATTCAAAAAGGTATACTTAAAGATGCAAGTAAAGATCCTTTAATTAGAGCGTTAGACGTTCAAAGTGCTATAATGAGACTAGATCTTAAATTAAATGAAAAACAAGCTGAGACTTTTAGAGAGTTCCTTGAAAGTGTTAATTCTCGTGTACCACTTAGACATTTAGGATAATTCAACTAGGCATAACTCATGGCAGCTAAATGGTCTGCTATACCTGCACAAGAAGTACATAATACACGTCGAGAATGGTTCGATAGTGATGGTAGATTCTTTGCAAGTGCAACATTGATGTGTGTATGGGAGGATAGGTTTAAGTTAATACAAGATTTATATACTTCTAATTGGGGCCCTCTTGCCCCTCTTGCCGCTACAGGATATAATCCACGAGTATGGCCTGATCCTGGCGGTGGTAGTGGATTAGGTGATCTTGGTCCACCTGCAATGTCAAAGATAGGAATTACTTCTGCAACATTTAGATCATGGGCTGAGATAGCAAAAGATAGAGCATCAGATGGAGAGGTGTTAGATTATAGGACTAATGCTTTTGTTGATGTGCAATATGGAAGGCACTATAATATCCAAGAATCTATTGACTTTAATGTTGAAGCAATTACGCAATCTCAATTAGATTTTAAATGGAAAACAAATTTAGGAACTTGGGATCAAGGACTTGTTAAAGAGTTGGAAGTTCCTATAGCAACTTTGTACTCTGCTATATTAACTAGAGATTTTATAGGACTTGCCCCTAAAAGTCCACTTCCTGATGCTGCTCCTTTAACTCCTGATTTATCTACATTAATAGAATGTGTAGGTAAGGTTAATCATGAAGAGTATGTTTCTTTGCAATTAGGGAAGACGTTTAAAAAAGGTACGCTCTTGATGATGGAGCCTGAGTTACGTCCTTCTCTTGATATGCAAAATTTTGATCCACATAATTTCTTTGGAGCACAAGGATTTTCAGTTGTTTTAAAGTTTCTTTATAAGGAAGGTGGAGATGCTCAAGGAGAAGATATAAATACTCATAACTTATTTTGGCGTCCAGCTAAAAATTACGGAGAAGGTGCTAATATATTTCATGGGGATTGGGATAGATTACTTGTTCCTATACCTGGGCTTAAAAAATATGATCTTAGAGATCCCTGGAAAGAATATAGACCTTTTAAATATAATAACAATATTAAAACTCAATGGCTTATAGATGCTGCCACTCCTAATTCAGTGACATGACCGATCCCAATCCTAGAGAAATACCCCCATTTATTAAGGGAGAACCTTTAGGCCCAAAGTTTCGTGGTAAACTTAATGCTTTACGTAGGGGTGTTAAGAAAAGAATAACGGGGTTAATAGGGTCAGAGTCTGCTACCTCAGTTGCAACTGCTAATAAGTTGCCTTCTCTCCGAGAGCGTATACAACTAGAGAATAGAACAGGTAAAGTTATACCTGCATTCTCTATGGTCGCACCTAATAAGTCATTAATTATAAACTACCCTTGGGGTCCGCCTGTACGTACTGAAGCTGTTTTTCATGCAGCAGGATTTAATTACTTTACAAACTATGATAGAGCTATAGCTAACAATGAAGCTGAATGGTGCCAATTAATAGGTGCGCTACCAGTTCAAATTAGGTATAAAGTAGAAAATGAATTACCAAAGATAGGTCATCCTATAGGACCATTAGATACTGGAGAACTTAGTTTAACTCGTGCAGGTTATGTAGTAATAGCTGAACCTGATACTGATGAGAAACTAGTATGGATTGTAAAATCTAATGATCATCTTATAAGAGTTAAAATAGTAAAAGATATACAACCTAAGTTTAGAGGTAAAGTAGAAGTTCAAGACGAAGAAGTAGGTGACAGTAATCCTGGAGTAAAAGATCCTAATAAGGCAGAGCCAGCTATACCTTTTGTGATAGATGAGGTTCTTAATCTTACAGGAACAGTCTTGAAGAAAGACAATCTCTTCTACGCTAGACCTATACTCGGAATAGGTCTATGTATAATAGCAGGAGGAAAAGGGGTAGGGGAATCTGATCCTATCTTTAAGGTAAAAGCTATAGAATGTTTTAACCCTAATGATACAGGAGATTTTTTACTATTACAATGGAACGCAGTAACTGAGAAATTTGAAGAAGTTCCTAATGTTATTGTTACTTTAACAGATGATTTTGGTAAGTTCTTCTTATTCCCAGGAGAAGTAGTTGATGCAGTAATCTATTTAGATGAACAGGGTGTATCTAAGTTTAAACTCATAGGTTCGTATGGTCTTACACGTCAAGGTAGACCATTAGTTGATATACCCTGTTTTAGTGTGGGAGGACAAGTAGTTCTTATAAATCATTTCTTTCCCGCAGTAAGTACAGAAGGTACAGTAAGTACAGAAAGTACAAATCCTTGTGACGGAAAGTTAGAATGCACTGTTGTTGCGTGTAATGGAACTCCAGGTGAGGAAGGTAGAAGAGATCTTTTTTCAGGAGAAGTAGTAACTGTAGTATTTCTTGAGAATATTTGGAAGATACTTGCACAACCTATAGCCACTTCTGGATGGGCTCAATTATCTGAAGATTTGTGTCCTGATGACAAAGTAGCAACATTAGATATAGAAACTCATGATAAAATAGCATATTGTGAGGGTATTGAATTACCTGCTACAGCAGACAATACTCGTGCAGGAGCTTCAGGTAAAGGCGGAACTTCGCAGATTCCTGGAAATTGGGTTAGATACGATATTGATTTAACTCCTACAGGAGTAATTCTCTATGTAGTCACAGTTCAGCATCATTGTACTCATGTAGCAGTCCCAGAAGATTTTTGTACAGGACAAGACGGTAAGTTCATTAGACTTGCCGAAGAGTCAGGTGATTGTAAACTTGAGGGTCATGTATTATTTAAAACTTCTATGATGTGGTGTGGAGATCCTGAGTGGAAAGATCAAATCGATTTAACTGAACAAAGTGTAATGACTGGGGCTGCATTTAATTCATCAGGAACTTGTGACTATGAATTAACTGGTAATTTTGAAACTATTTGTACTTTCCCAACAGCAGGAGATTCTACACCTGATTTTCCATTAGGCGGAACAAACTTTGATACTGCTACTGCTTATAATGAATTCAATCTTGAGTACGTTCCAGGGGAAGATCCATCAGACCCTTCAGAAGTATGCACAAATCCTTCTCTTCTTCTTAAAGGTAAAGCAATTACTGTTTTAACTTGTGGACCTGAAACTGGTTCTGTTGGTACTTTATCTAATTTACTACTAGAAGAATCAACAGCTTATTATAGAACAGAGACTACTACAGATTCAGAAGGACGTAAATGTATTGTTCTTATTCCTATATCCTTTGCTACATTTGGTGATTGTGATGAAGGTACTGGAGATCCGATTATATGTGGAAATCCATGTCCAGAAGTTTCGCCTTAATGATATAATAAAATGGCTTATTTAGAATTCATAACGTATAAAGATGAATTCCTTCTAGATATAAATTCAGATTTTATTCTAAATGAAGGGGATCTTCCTAATTGTTGTTGTGATGGAGGGACACCGCCACCACCTGAACCGCAATGCGGCACATGCACGTACAAATGGGATGGTATTAGCTGGAACTTGATTAGCTCAAATTGTGCGACACTGGGGGGAACTCTATGTGTTTGTCCACCGGCACCGCTAGAAGATGGAACCGTTGTTAATCAGGAGATTATTTTAGACTGCATACCAGCGTGAAGAGTAAATGCCTTGTAACGAACGACGTAAGCATATCCGAGCAGTTCGTGATGAAATCAGAAGGGCTGATGCAGAAGAAAGATCCATTAAGTATTCTGAAGTACATTCTATAGGACCACAAAATTGGGTTGTTGGTATGACTGTAGCATACCGACAAATACCAAGGGTCAAACAAACTTTAAAGTCTGTTGAAGAAGCAGGATTCAAAGGTGCCATACTCTTTGTTGAACCTGGATCTAATGATATACCTGAAGGATATCATCAAGTTAATAATAAAGAAATCTTAGGTAATTGGGGAAATTTTTGTAATAGAGTTCATTACTTCTCAGAGTTAGATACCTTAGATAATACTAAGTTTTTATTTATTCAAGATGATGTAGACTTTCTACCAGATACTAGGGCTTGGGTAGAAAATAATTGGCCTTGTAATAATGGTCCTATCTCTTTATATCGTTCAGCTAAATACGTACCTACTAAAGAAGTTTATTCTAAATTAAGATTCTCAGAACCTTTCCTTGGAATGCTCGCTTTAATTTTAAATAGAGATATGCTCTTATCTCTCAGATCTAACCTGAAAGCAATGACTAATACAGAAAATAAAAAAGATGATGTTAAATTTGGAATATATTGTAATAATTTACATATTCCAATTAATATAGTGAATGCATCACGTTGCCAACATACAGGTGAAGTAAGTAGTTTGTATACAACTACAACTATGACAAAATTTAGACGAGCTAATACTTATGTCTAATGACAATTCAGCTTATTCACCACTAAAAATACTTCATCATCCTAAAATAATAGAAGCTATTAGAGGTAATCAGTTTGTACCTCCATTGCATGTACAATTAATTATCTCTGATTTGTGTAATCAAGATTGTGGTTTCTGTGCTTATCGTATGACAGGCTATACCTCTAATCAATTATTTGGTGAACCTAATTCTAAAGGTAGAATTAATCCTAATAGAATGATTGAATATGATAAGTGCGTCGAGATACTAGAAGACTGTAGAAAATTGGGTACTAAAGCTGTGCAGTTCACAGGTGGGGGAGAACCAACTGTACATCCTAATCATAAAATGATTTTTCAAGAGTGTCTTGATCGTGATATGGACCTTGCTCTTGTAACTAATGGAGTTAAGATAGATGAAGAGTTATGTGATATTCTTATGCAAGCTTCGTGGGTAAGAATCTCTATTGATTCTGGAACAGCTAAGACCTATAGTGAGATACGCAAAGTAAAAGAAGAAGTTTATGGTAGAGTATGGGAGAATATTAACGATTTAGTTGAATGTAGAGAGAGGGTCAAGAGTGATTTAATAATAGGAGTAGGCTTTGTTATTACTAAAGATAATTGGACTGAAGTAATAGATTGTACTATACAAGCTAAAGAAACTGGTATAGATAATATAAGAATCTCTGCTATTTTTCAAGAAGAAGGTCCAGCTTATTTTGACGGCTGGTTAGAGGAATCTGCTGATCTTTGTCATCAAGCTTCTAAAGAAAGTACTGACTCTTTTAAAGTCTTCAATAACTTTAGTAATAGAGTAGATGATTTACTACAAAAATCTCCTGACTATAGTGAGTGTAATATACAAAAAGTACAAACCTATATAGGGGCTGACTTAAATCTCTATCGTTGTTGTATACTAGCGTATAATTTGCAAGGTCTGCTTGGATCATTAAAGAAACAAACCTTCTATGATTTATGGCACAAAATATATGATGAACTGAAAGATTATGACTCTACTACTTGTCCTCGTTGTATGTATAATGATAAGAATAGAACAATCTTATACGCTATTGATTCTGATGCAAAACATAAGAACTTTGTATGAGTAAAATCTGTTTACTATATCCACCACAACAATCACACCCTAATGTTGATTGTAAACCTGAAGGTGCATTAGCTTATCCAAGTTTAGGTGCAGCATTAATACAAGCTGATCATGATGTATTTGTATTTGATGCTTGTATAGGAAATGACAAAGACTCTCTTGATTGTTTCTATAATTCTACTGATTTACCTAGTGGGTTAAAGCGAACAGGTGTATCAGAAGAAAGAATATTAGAAGAGGTAGCAGATTGTGATATAGTAGGAATTACTTCTATCTTTACAGCACAAGAGACTATGGCTCTTGAATGTGCTAGATTGATAAAGAGAAACTTTTCTCATATAACTCTAATTTCAGGGGGAACTAATGCTAGAAGTAGAGCCTCTCATTTCTTAGAGGCTGGGTTTGATATAGTCTGTCTATCTGAAGCAGAGAAGACTATAGTAGAGATATCTAGTGGTAAAGATTTAAGTTTAATATCTGGAATAAGATGTAATACTTTTACTAATCCTGTCTGTAATTCTGATCTAGTACTTAATTTAGATGATTTACCTGTACCCGCTTGGGAACTCCATCCTAATGAGAGATATTGGAAGATAGGTAGACCTCATGGTGCTGCCCCTGCTCCTTCTGCTAATAATAGTAATAGTAGTATATTTAAATATTCTTCTATGATGACTTCATTAGGGTGTGTATTTAAGTGTAAGTACTGCCATATATCAGGAGAAGGTACTGGTAGTCTATCTGGAAACATGAGTACCTTTCGTATTAAGTCAATTGATAGAGTTAAAGTAGAATTTCAAAAATTAAAAGACTTAGGTGTTGAAGAACTTTTTCTTGAAGATGATACCTTATTTGGGCATAAAAGAAGAGGTATTCAGTTACTTAAAGAAATAAAAGAGTTTGGGTTTAAACTTTGGGATATTAATGGTATCAATATTGCCCATCTATTAAAGTTTGATAGAGGATTAAAAAAATTCTTACCTGATCTTGAAGTATTGGATGTCCTATGTGATTGTTCATTTAGGGCTATAAGTTTACCTATAGAATCTGGTAATCAACGTATAATTGACTACTACGCCTCTAGTAAATGGGATATAACTCGCTCCGATATTGACGGGTTAATAAGAGAATTAAATGATAGAGGCATATCTTCAGGTTGTAACTATATGATTGGGTATCCTGATGAGACTGAAGAAGAGATACAAACTACTATAGAAATAGCTCGTGGTCATATGGCAGCGGGAGCTAAGAGTGCTAATTTTATGTTAGTTATACCTCTACCTGGAACTAAACTTCATGATGAAGCTATAGATAAAGGATACTTAGACCCTAATTTTAATCCAGATACTTTTAATTGGCGGCAAGCCAGTATGCAAAATACGGTAGTCCCTAAAGAAAGGTTAGAAGAAATACATCAAGAAGCTTATAGGGAATTAAATTAGTATGCCTAAGATATGTGCATTCATTCAGATGTATAATGAATCGTCAAAAGGAAACTTAGTTCGTTGTTTAGAGAATGTTAAACAGTGGGCTGATGATATTGTTATCTATGATGATGGTTCTACAGATGATAGTGTAGAAGTAGCAAGTAAGTATACACCTAATATAATCGTAGGAATAAATTCTTTTTATTCTGAATTACAAAACAAGCAAGACTTATTAAATTACGCACTTCGATTCTCCCCTGATTGGTTAATGTGGATTGATTGTGATGAAGTTCTAGATAGAATTGCTACTGAAGGTGGACTGCGTAGATTAACTGAATCAAGACATTATAAAGATATAGATGCTTTTGAATTTCATGAAATAAATCTATGGAGAGGGGAGAATTATGCTAGAGTAGATACTTATTTTGATACAGGATGGTTCTGTAGGTTATGGAGAGTTAATCCGGGGATACATTTTTTGATTAGACCAGGTGTCCATCATATAATACACCCGATTACTATAAAGAAAGTAGAGAGAACTTATCTTCAAGTTATACATTACGGGCATTCTAACTATGAACAGAGTATGATGAAACAAGGATTTTCACACTGTACTAAAGAAGAATTCCAACAGAAATCTAAGAAGAGTTGGATGTTTAATGAGACAAAGTGTGAATGTTATAAAGTACCTAAAGAACTTTTTCCTATAGACTGCGTGCCAACTGAGGAAAGTTTAAAACCGAAACCCCGTGAAACAAAAGATTTAGTTCCTTATTGTGAAGAGGGTCTTTTTTTATGGAAGCAATATGATCCTATATGTGAAAGAGATGAACAGTTATGAAATGTTCTATAGTAATAACAACTTTCGATAAGCCTGAGTCTTTAGATTTAGTTCTTACTAGTATCTATAAACAAGAACCTAATTTTGATTGGGAAGTTATTGTAGTTAATGATGGTCCTGCTGATAAGACTGTAGAAGTCTGCTTAAAGTATGCAAAGCTGTATTTAAATTTTACCTATGAGTACACAAGAAACTCAGAGTATAGGAACCCTGTGTTTGCTCGTAATGTAGGTTATCGTAAAGCTAAAGGAGATATAATAATTTGTCAATGTGATGATGTTATACATATAAGTCCAGGTGTTATAGAGAGATTAGTAGTAGAGCTAAGAGAGGGGGAGTTCTTATTATCTAAAACTGAGAACCATCATTATAATGGTGAAGGTAAATCTATAAGATATATAGGAGACTACTGCTCTCCTAATAAAAGACCTGTTCCCTTTTTCTTCTGTGGTTCTATTCTGAGAGAAGATTTGTATGCAGTAGGGGGTAACGATGAAGACTTTAAGACAGTTTGTTATGACGATAATTGGTTTGCTGATTGTATAATGAATGGACTAAAATTAAAACCTAGACATAGTAGCGATATAATCACTCACCATATGTCTCATAAGGGTGTAAAGTTTGGACGTGTAGAAGAAGCCCCTTCTAGAAAATTATATGCCTCTAAAGTAAAAGAAGCTAGGAGTATAGGAGTATGGCAAGCTGCTAGTGGTCCTTGGAAATATGAACCGTTTAAAGATAAGACTAAATGTATTCCTAATTGTATTCCTAAATGTATGAATTTCTATTGGGCTTCAGATAAACTGTCATGGATAAGATATTTGACACTTAAGAGTTTTCGTATACATAACTTAGATTGGGATATTAAACTTTATACGTCTGATATTAAGTGTAGTAATCAAGGTTGGAAGTCTAAAGAAATACAGGACTGTGGTGAGTACACTGGTAAAGATTACTGGAACCAAGTTGAAAGTTTAGATATAGAAATAATAGATTATGAGGCCCCTATTGATAATCTAGCTCCTGCCCATGCAAGTGATTTCTTCCAATGGGAACTACTTTCTACAGAGGGAGGATTTTATGCAGATATGGATATTTTGTTTCTTAAACCTATACCATATGAAAAATGGAAAAATAATGATACAGTATATTGTCTTTCAAGAGGGTATGCGTCTATAGGTTTCTTTGGATCTACTCCTAACAGTCTTTTATTTCGTCACGTATTATGTCAAGCATTATCAGGCTATAATGGCGCAGCTTATCAGAATACAGGAGCAGAAGCATTTTATAGGGCAGGTGGTTTAGGTAGAAGTTGGGCTGGGCATAAGCGACCTGGAGAAGTTGCTATGGCTATGCTTAGAAATAAGTTTAAAAGCTTAAAATACGAAGAAGTACAAGAGAAATCTTTTTATCCTTGGGCATGGAATGAAGTAGATAGGATATGGATGGAAATAAATGTTATTCCTAATAATTGTATAGGTATACATTGGTTTGGTGGTACTCCCAAGAGTCAGATGATGAATAATAGTATCACTCCTAGTAATGTAACTGAGATCAAGAATACTTTTACTAAATATGCTCAGTATTTACTATGATAAGTATTTACTATGATAAGTTCTCTATGAAAGTTGTCTATGAGTTGTAATAAAGTTAGAGCTAAGCTAAAATTAAGACAAGCCATTAAAGAAAGTAAGAAATCTAATCTTAATCTTAACTATATGCTTCTTTTAGGTTCAGGTTCGGCATTAAGATGGATTTTTACAAAAAGATATAAAGTAGGCGCGTGTCCTGGTTGCCATCTTGTTGCCGCCGCTATGGATAGAACTAAACCAGAAGAGATATTAAATAATCTAACTGTGTGGGCGGAACGTGTGCATAAGAATACACAACAACAAAAATGGACTATAATATTGGATTTTGTGGATACAAGTATTTTCGGACTAAGGCACTATGAATCTTTGATTAGAGAAGCTGTACAATTACATCTTTCTGAAGTGACAAAGAAAGAAGAATTATCTTAGTCCTCCCCCAGAGGAGGGGTTGTCTTTTTCTCCCCTCAAGTATATAGTGAGGGAATAGGAGAAGATCTATGCAAGCATTCAGTGAAGCAACTCTTAGGTATCTTAGTCCACCGGATTGTCCACATTTTCTAAAAGATCATGTATACATAGATGCTACAAGATCATTGGACAAAACACTGTCTCATTTTATTGTAGATTTCTATCGTCCTGATCCTGATGCACCTGAAGGAAAAAGAGGTCCGAGTCGATCTACAATTACTTGGGCACAACAATTTCCTGAATTCAAATATAGTCAAGGTTCTTACAATACCTTTCGATTAGAATTACCTGCAACTGATATGGTAGTAGAAAGAATTAATTCTTGCTTTGAGAAAGATCATATGACTTTTTCAGACATGGAAACAGAAGTAGCTTGGCAAGCTGTTTTGGTTAGAGGAAAACAAGCAGATAAAAATGCAGAAGTTTATGCAGCGTACAAAGAACATAAGACAGTACCAAAACATAAATTTGTATTGAATAATGAATTTCCTCTTGCTTGTTTTCAACAAGTAGGATTATTTAATCTTAACAACTCCCCTGGATATGCTCTATTCATGGAACAAGGTACAGGAAAAACCCCAGTTGCCGTTGCTGAGATTTGTAATACAGCAGAGAAACATTTTGCTAAGACAAAAAGAATGTATCGAGCAATTATTATTTGTCCAAAGAACGTAAGAGCAAATTGGCAGAATGAATTCAGGAAGTTCTCAACAACTTGCGGAAGAATTACTATTCTACATGGTTCAGAGATGAATAGAATTAAACAAATTCTAAGAGCATTCATTGAGGATAGTAATAAGAATGAAAATGGGCAGGGTGAGAAATATACTGCAATAATTTGTTCTTACCGAAGCATGACGCTTAGTTGGAATGCAATTTCTAAGATCATGGAAAGAATGAGGGGTGGAAAATTTGATTTAGCCGTGTTAGATGAGTCTCATTATATTAAGAATAATAGAACTTTGAGATACAAACATTCTGTCAAGCTTCGTGATATCTCTAAGAAGCGTACAATTCTTACAGGTACACCAATAACAAATACTGCTTTAGATTTATTTACTCAGTTTGAGTTTCTAGGCAAGGGTTACAGTGGGTTTGATTCTTTTAAAGCATTCAAAAGATTCTTTGCTTCTTATCGAATGGATCAAGCAACAGGCAGAGAAGTTATGGTAGGCTTACAGAATATGCCTTTCATGAAAGAACGATTAGCAAGATATACTTTCTTCGTAAAACAAAAGGATGTACAACCTGACTTACCTGATAGAGTATATGATATTGTTGAAGCAGAAATGTCACCCCACCAACAAAGAATCTATGAAGACTTGAGAGATAAACTTGCGATAGAAGCTGAAGCTGATTTAGATCGTGCAGAAGCTTCTAGTAATCGTAAGAATCGTAAGATGATTATTAACAATGTATTAGTTAAGATGTTAAAGCTTGCACAAATAACATCAGGATACATTAGTTGGTCGCCTGTCTTAGATGATTTGACAGGAGAAGTAATAGAACCTACAAGGATAGATAGATTTGATCCTGATAACAAGTTAGAATCTTTAGTAGAGATACTAAAAGCAAAAGGACCAGACGAGAAGACTGTAATATGGTCTTGCTGGGTTCAAAATATAAAAACTATCGATGCTAGATTGAAACTTGAAGGTATAGACTGTGTTACATATTATGGTGGAACCAAAGATGATGATAGAATCTTAAATGAACATAGATTCAATTGTGATCCTAACTGCAAGGTTCTAATCGGCAACCCCGCTGCTGGTGGTACTGGTCTAAATCTATTAGGGTATCCACCCGAAGGCCATCCTATCTATGCTGAGACAGGTAAGACACCTGACGACTGGACGACCAACGCAGACCATGAAATCTACTACTCTCAGAACTGGTCCCCTACGGCACGGTCACAGAGTGAGAAGAGACTGCACAGGCGAGGGACACGGAAGCCTGTTAGGATCACTGATCTAGTCGTTCCAGGTTCTATTGACCAAGAGATTAGAATGGTTGTCCTAGCAAAACAAATTTCTGCGATGGAAGTAGCAGACCTACGAAAGATTCTAAATAGTATTGTAACAGGTGAATTAATTAAGGATTGAAACAATGAGTGCTGAAATTAAAAAATATGATAGTCACGTTAAACCAATTTTATTTCGTTTTATCGAACAGATAGACGGGAACGGTAAATCCGTGTGGAAAATTCAAAGAAAATTGTTTTGGTTTTGGTGGAAATATATAGGATCTAACAATAGTTACTCTGATATATTTCTTATACAAGAATTTAGTTCTTTTGAAGATGCTGTACATCATGTTAGAGAACTCGTAATAAATCTTAGATCAAAACAAAGAAAAACTATATGCCAAGAAGTAGAGTCTTTCTAGTAGATGAGGACTAACAGGTGGATTAATTAAGGATTGAACCAATGACAACTAGGTACATTTATATCTTTGAAGATGGTGAAGTAAAGCAAACTGAAACTGAACCTTCACCTTCAGATATAGAATCCGTAAAGAGTGGTATTCTTCAAATCTTAAAGGTAGAATTTGAAGACTTTAGTATATCTTATGTGGATGATGTGTTATGCCAAGAAGTAGAGTCTTTCTAACTCATAGAATGACACAGGGAAGTCTTTGTAACTTAAATACATACGGAGAACTCGCATATTTATTTTATGATACAAATACACTTAACGATTCTATCTGGGATGATAACTTACAAAAAGACATAGAAGCTAGAATAATTTCACTTTCTTTCAATTCAGAGGTTGACTTTTTTGCGGCGTCTGGTATAATGACTCTAAGTCATATAACTCTAGCAACACTCATTCAAAAGTTCGGTACGGTCAACTGTCTGATGTTTGATCGGGATCAAAAATTATATAGACTTAAAAAAGTTGGGGGTTAGGAATGTTATTTACTCACATGGGTATAGGTAAAAACTTAGATGAGATAGCTAGAGCCTCAGATAAATCAACTGCTTTGAAACAAGCAGATAGTATAGAACTTAAACAACTGTCTGATTGGTTAGAATATTGGGTGTTACTTGTAGCAAGAGAAAAAGAGAGAAGAGAAAAAGAGTGCTAAACAAACCAAAGCAAATGTACAAAGACACAAAGCAAATTCATCATCTTCTGTATGAAGACTCTGTTCATTTATTTACTGAAGTAGGCAAAGAAACACTTGCTGAACAAGTAGATACTGTGTATGCTTTGAAGAAGACCGAAGAGTTACTTGATGACATACGCAAAGAACTTTCTAAAGTTAGAAAGAAGATAGAACTTAGAGCTTGTCTAGCTTTCTTTCAAGAAGCTATTGATAATCTTAAGACTACTTTCTGTAATGCCAAAGTCACAATGAAACAGTTTGCTAACTTTCCTCACAAACGTAGAAACGATCCTAAGAAATTTGATCTTCTTATGGACTATCTTGGAGTACCAGTAGAAGTAAGAAACATAGAAGCGGTACGTTTGAATTGGGAAGGATTCGCTGAGTATTTTTCAAGGAAACAAGCAGCAGGAGAACCATTACCTGAAGGTATCACAGTAGATGATACGTATACCGAGTACACGTTAGCTACTCGCAAACTTAAAGATGTAGATGAGGATTAAGTTATGTCTCTATTAGATGTAATGCGACCATTCCCTGTATTCAATTGTATTGTGTGTTGTGATACAGAAGTTATAAAACTAACTCCTGAACATGCAGGGTATATTCGTATAGCTATCCGTAGCCGACAACTAGTCTGGAAGAAACCAAACGGTACACTTATGATCTTCCCGCCTGGAGAAGAGTATGTAACTATTCCTTGTGGTGCTTGTCAAATACCATCATGAACGTAAAAGTAACAGCAATCTGGTATCCTCCTGGTCACCATACTTTTGTAAGCGTAGAAGGAATTGCTTTAGAAATACCGAATATTCATATTGCAGAAGCAATAGAATATTATTTAAGTAAAAAAGTCCCGTTGGATCTTCCGCCTGATTTTGATTGGAAGGGCTGGAATGTAGATTTAATCGTAACTAAGCCTGAAGAAAGGACAGGTAACAGATTTAAATTAACACTTAACAATTAACAACACTTAACAAGGAAATTACAATGAGTACTGACGAAGCAAAAAATGAGATTGCTACCAAGTTACCTTCACATCTAGCAAATTATTCTAAGGGTGGTGATTTTCAAACTGGTCTTGAAGAGATGGGGAACTACATAGTTCCTCCACGGATCAAAGTTATTCAAGACAAACATGACGATGAAGTCTTTCAAAATATGCCATCAGGAGATGTTATAATTCTACCAACTCTTTCAAAGATTTGTAGTAAAGATGAAGGGTTTCACTTCACTCCTATCTTTACTTGGGATGAATTTTGCTTGCACAACCCTTACAATAGACCAAAAGGCGTACCTTTCATTCGTGAAAGAACAGTTGATCCTAAGCATGAGATTGCAGCTAAATCTAGAGACAGGGTAGAAGAAGTTTATCCTGAAGATGAGAAACTTGATAAGATGAAATATGTTACTCATCTTAATTTCTTAATTGCAATCCATGATGTGGAAGAAATGAAAGGTGTAGAAGTCTTAGTCTCTTTCTTCATTGGAGAATTTAGAACTGGTTCAGCATTCTTAAATCTTTTAAGAATGAGAACCAATGGTGGTATTCCTATCTATGGTCATATCTTTGAAGCAAGACCAGCTAGGCATACCAACAATAAAGGTAATAATTGGATAGGATTAGACATTAGTAATCCTACTGCTGACTACTTTGATGAAGGTGGTTCACAATACGTTACTGATGAGAATCTTTTTAATAGTTTTGCTGCTTTGCATAGAGAAGCAAAAGTAAATAAAGATCGTATTCAGGCAAGCTTTGAAGAAGAGAGTGGTGAGAATTCTAGGTCTGATGAAGCACCTGAAAGTGATACACTCTAACTTTCTAACGGTTTAGCGGACCGGGCGGGACTGTAGTATCATTGTAACCCTGGCGGATCAATATACTTTTACTACCCTAGATAGTAAGTAGGCACCACTCCTACCAGTCCCGTCTTTTCTTTTAGTCCACTTCTCAGAATCATAGGGTCTGAATGTGTTAGACATAGCAGGCGAATTAACTTCTCTGAAGATTGAGTTTGAATCCCAGTCTGATGATAAGTTAAAAACCCTCTGTCCATATCATGATGATGATAATCCTTCTCTTATAGTATATACTAAGAGCGGCACTTTTCATTGTTTTGTATGTAAAACTAGTGGTCCCGCACTTATCTTTCTATCTAAAGTTAGAAATGAAAAACCTGCTGAGACTAGAAAATACATACAACAAAAGTATGGTATATCTTTAGATAAAACTCTCCCATCTAGGATGATAGAAGATTGTCATTTAGAAATCTTTAAACATCCTGAACTTGTTGCAGAGTTACATGCTCGTGCTGTTAATGATGAACTTATTTCTAAGTATAGATTAGGATATCAAAATAATAGGATTACAATACCTATTCCTAATATAGCAGGATTTTACATATCTCTTAGATTGTATTCTCCTGGGGCAAAAGTAAATAAGTTTATTAGTCTCAAAGGATATGGAGGAAACTTTCTATTTCCTCATGATCAAATTGAGTTTCCCAAGATAGTAATAGTTGGTGGTGAAATAAAAGCTATCGCTTGTGCGGCTGTCTTAAATCCTCATGGGTATGGAGTAATCACAGGAACTACAGGAGAAGGACAAATAGAGGCAGCATGGGTTCAATACCTAGAAGACAAAGACATATACGTAGTTATGGACATAGACGATGCAGGACGCAAAGCTTCACGAAAAATATGTCATATGATCTCAAACAAAGTTTCGTCGTGTTACGACGTAGAGTTGCCATTCACGGTAGAGAAAGGCGGGCCGGACGATTTTATTGCTGGTGGTGGTTGTCTTCTGACCGTATTGAAAGAGACAAAGAAATGGGAACCGGATTCTAAGTTAGTAGATGATACTCCAAAGGATGTAACACTTTCACAAGCATTTTCTGCAAAAGAATCAGGTAATCGCTCACAGTATAAGTGTACTGTCTCTTGTGTAGGACAGAACGTATACCATATCCCTAAGACTGTTTGTATCAAGTGTGACAAGCAACAAGACACTTGTACGCTATGTCTTAATGTATTTCCTAGCAAAGACAGTAAATTTATAATGCACCCTGAGTCTCAATTTGTATTAGAAACTGCTGGATGTAGTAAGGTTGCACAAATCTTTGCTGTTCGTGATGCACTCGACATACCACAAGGTTGCCAAGTGTGGAAGCATGAAGTATTAGAAAGATATTCAGTCGAAGATGTTAGGTTATCACCTGAGTTAGAGATAACACAAAGAAGTGTAGACAGAGAAATGCAACCTGCTTTCATAGTTAAAGATGAGGAAGATCAAGCTGTACTCTCAAATGAAACATATATATTCACAGGTAGAACTTGGCCTTCTCCTAAGAATCAAGAAGCTATTTCTGTAATCTCTAACTATAACTTAGCAGAAAGTGCTTTAGACTCTTACAAATGTAAAGACTTAGAAACATTACAAGTCTTTCAACCTTTGGAATGGACAACGGAATCACTGAAAGAAAAACTGAATCACATCTATACTGACTTTGAAGCAAATGTAAGTAGAATTTTCCAGCGTAGAGAACTATACTTAGTTACTGATCTAACTTACCACTCTCCATTGTTTTTTAATTTTGATGGCAGAGAACAAAATGGATGGGTATCAAGTTTAATTATAGGTGATTCGTCACAAGGTAAGTCTGAAGTAACTAGAACACTTATGGAACATTATAGATTAGGTGAATTAGTAGAGTGCGGTTCGACTACTTCTGCTGGAATCCTTGGTGGCTTAGATAAAATTGGTGGTACTCATTTTATTACTTGGGGAATCTTAGCTCAACACGATAAGAGGGCTCTGATACTTGATGAACTTAGTGAAGCAAATGATGATTTGTTAGGTAAGATGAATGATGCTAGATCTCGTGGTGTCATACAAATAACTAAGATCAAAAAAGCTAGAGCTAAGGCACGAGTAAGATTGATTTGTATTAGTAATCCCCCTCGTGGAAAGATGACTAGCTATAACTATGGTATCGATGCTATCAAAGATTTGATACCACATCCACAATACATAAGACGTTTTGATCTTTCAGTCTTAGTAAATGAATCAGAAGTAGATGGTGATGCTTTACAAACTTATCGACCAAAGGCAGATCATATTTATACATCTGATCTATGCAATGAGTTATTACTATGGGCATGGACTATCCAATCCGTAAAATTTGAAGATGAATCTCAGATACTAGATCTCTCAGTTACTCTTACAAAAAAATACTCTGAAGATGTACCACTTGTAGATAAAGGATCTATGAGATTAAAATTAGCTAGGCTTGCTGCTGCCTGTGCGGCTAGGACATATTCTATAGAGGAAGAAGGTGGACTACTAGTACGCAAGTGTCATGTGGAATTTGTGTATGATTTTATCGATAAAATGTACTCAAAACCAACGTTTGGATACGCTACCTACTCAAATCATGTTAGAGAACTTGACTCTTTAAAGTCACCTGATATAGTGTTGAAGCAGATTAATATCCTGCCATTCCCTCGTGACTTTGTTGAAGGTGCCATGCGTGCCAACAATATTGATGTACAACAGGTACTTGATACTAGTGGCCTTGATCGTAGTCAGTCTCAAGCGATGCTTTCGTTCCTTGTACGCTACCGTGCCCTGCGTCGTGGTGGGCAAGCTGGTAGATCTTACTATAAGACATCAGAATTTACAGAATGTTTAAAGAAATGGCAAGACAATGGTGTACTTGTTGATAAACCTGACTTTATCCCAGAAGGGAAGTTTGATACGTTATGAGACTGGTACACCCTAAAGAAGAAACTTAACTGATTTGAAAACCCCTACTACTTTAAAATGTTTTGATCATGAGAATTTTGCAACAAGGACCAAACTATATGACTACTCCACTCCATGCCAACGAAGTTAAATTTAATTGGATTGAGACATCAACTCTTATTCAGACACTAGACACTAGTTTTATCTTGAATTTTACAGAATCAAGAACAGCACTTTTAAAAATAGAAGGAATAACTTTCTTAGACTATTTTGGAAAGTATAGAGTAACAATTACAAAAGGACACTTCGCCGATTGGATTTTAATTAGAGAAGAAGTAAAGAAGTACTTTATAGGTTATAATAGTGAAATAGGATTAGAGAAGTAATGAAAATTCTCTTTCTAATAGTTCATCCACTTGATTTTAAAGTAATACACTACTGCCACAATATCTTAGAGTTGTTTAGACTTAGAGAAGTCTATAAGACTCATGGGTATGATGTCTACAGATACACATCTACAAATAAGACTTTTGATCTTTACGCCAAGTTTAACTCAGACAAACTATGGTGGGATATTTGTTCGCAAGGCATAGGCTTTGAACGTATAACTTATGACTCTCTAGAAGCAAATTGGAAATTCATATGTCAAATTCGCAAATCTCGCACGACCGAATAAGACTACGAGAATTAGAAGATATAATTGTACGTCTGGCTGAATACTTTATGCCTCAACCCGGTGAAACTTTATCTGATGCTATCATGAGTAGAATGAAAGAAGAAAGAATAGAAAGTTTCATTGCGGGTATGAGACATTCTAGAATACATAATAACAATCTAGAAGAACTTATAGATGATGCGAGGAAATACTTTTAATAATGCTGACGGAAACAAAACTCACCGCTCGCTTAGTCAAGTCGTGGCGTGAAATGAATTGCGAAGTAATTAATATAGCTGGCTCCGCTATGCAAGACCCAGGGTGGCCTGATGTTTTTGTTTGTGGTAGGTTGTGGGATGGGTTCATAGAATTTAAAGGTCCAACTACTCCACTACAACCCCACCAAGCTAGAATAATACAACGGTTAGAAGAAGCTAATACCAACGTTTGTATTGTTAGGTTTATCGAACAAGAAGATGTGAAGTGGGAATTTAATTTTGAGAAACATGATGGAACTATTTTACGTATTGTTAGATTAGTAGGCACGGATGGACAAGTAGCTGCGGGACTTCTTAAGTTATTGGGAAGACTGCCGTAAGTATTCTAGAGAGACATATGATTTTGCAATGTCTAGACTAAGAGAGATTGCAGAAAATAACGATAAGGAAATACCAGACTACTCTAATATGTGATTTATGAATTTCCAAAGACATAAAGTATTCATAGCTCAACATCCTGAGACAGAGTTAACTGTCCAAGTCTATCGAGTAGATTCTTTCGTTGAAGAATATACTACTTATCGCAACGAACCTACATTCAAGTTTCTATCTACATTCTATGAGACTGAGACGAATCAAAAGGTCTTTCTAATGAAAGATAGACCTGAGATTTGTTTGATTATTACAAGCAAAATGGCTTATCATATGAGGGTACTGTGAAACTTACCCCAGAAGAACGAGTAGAAAGACTTTTATCT